GCCGGTACGCCTGTAGTTTCGTCCGGTGCCCACCAGGGGCTGTGCTCTCCACCATCTGGCCGGTCCACGCCCACTCCCTGGACGCGAACACCGCCGCCCGCCAGTTCGCCGAGCCCCCGATGTCGTACTCCGGGTTTCGCAGGAGCCACCGTCTGACATCGTTTCCCGAAACGGCGGCGCGCTCGAAGCCCAGCTCGACCAGTCGGCTCCGGTAGAGTGCGGCCATCGCGTCCCGGATGAGAAGGAGTCGGCGCTGATGCTGGGCCTCATGGAGGGCGAACACGAGTTCGCGTTGCGCGGATTCGCTCACGGTTCCGCTTCTTCGGTAATGAATTCCTGCTGTTCAACCTCTGTCCCGATGGACGCCAGATTCTTCACGGCTTGCCGGTAATAGCTGGGCTTGAGTTCAACACCTATCCCGCGCCGGCCAGCACGCACCGCCGAATAGACCTCGGAGCCGACGCCCATGAACGGTGTCAGGATCGTCTCACCCGGATTTGACCACAGGACGAGTGCCCGATCAATCACATCGAGTTGCAAGGGATGCACATGCTTCTCATCCTGCTCGTCGCGTGCGGCCCGGAAGGGGAGCACCCGATCCAGACGCACGTCATCCCAAAACGCGGAGGCGTACTGGCGCCAAATCCAGTGGGAATATCGGTTCTCGATTTGGTTGCCCGTCCATCCGCGATACCGGAGGATCTCAGCGGGCGGTAGGCGCTCGCCCGCGTACTCCGTGAGCCCCCGTGGATGGACAATGGGAACCGGGTTCGACCCAGCGCGGCGGAATACTAGCAGGTAATCGGCGCTGGCGACCGTGCAGCGGCTAGAATCATCGACCAGCGACTTATGGGCCAACGCCTTCGTCATCGTGCGGTTCCGCACCGTCAATGGTTCTTTCCAGACATGGTAGCGGGCGACGTAGCTGAACCTCAGGCGCTTGTGCAACCGGATAATATCCCCGGGGAAATCCATCAGCTCATCGAGTCCAGTGTTGCCGGTCGGTACGTCCATGCAATGGACCGCCGTCATGCGCCCAGGCATCGTGACCCGCGCTAACTCGCGCACGACGAATTCATAGTGCTCGAAAAATTCCTCATAACCCGCACAATTCGAGAGGTCCCGATCTGAGGACGAGTAGTGATAGAGTCCCGCGAAGGGCGGCGAGTAGATGGAGAGATGCACCGAACCCTCTGGGAGACCGGGCAGCACTTCCATGCAGTCGCCTTGATAGAGGGCGTACTGGTCGGTGATGGATTGGTTTGCTATAGCCATCCGGGCATCTCCGGCTCGGTGGTGAAGGTGCTTTGCCGCGCCAGTGACAAGGCGTCATTCATGTGCCGCACCAACGCGGTGAACATCCCATCAGCCTGTGCCGCCTTGCGGGCGAGGTTCGCCTGCACTCCGCGGCCTCCTTCGGTGGCGATGATATCCACCCGCACGGATCGGTCTTGCCCAAATCGCCAGCAGCGCCGCACCGCTTGGTAATACTGTTCGTAGCTGTGCGATGGAAACACTGTCATGTGGGCACAATGCTGCCAGTTGAGCCCGAAGGCGCCGATCTTGGGCTTGAGGACCAGGACGCGAGCGGTACCGTGCGCGAAGGCCAGGAAGGCTTCTTCTTTCACCTCCGGGCTATCACTGCCGACGACTTCGATGGCGTCGGGAATCAGTCGCGCCAAGAGAGTCGATTCGTCATTCAGATGACACCATACGACGGCCGGTTCCGAAAGAAGAAGCCTTCCTGGCCTTGCGGCCTCACACCGCTCGGTGATCGTCCGGCGAGATTCCTCGCGTTCCTCCCACAACCCCTGCGCCGGGAGGTCGAAGAGCATTCCGTCCCGGAGATGCCGCGCTTGGATGATGTGCTCCCGCTCCACTAGGTCAGGAAGGATGAACCGGGTATCCGAGAAGCCGAGATCGGATGGCCGGCGCAAGGCACGCGCCCAGGATGATACCCAGCGCCAGAAGTGTTCCTCGGCATGGCCCTTGAACCGCCACTTACTGCCTTCCCAATTGCGGTTCGTCCGAACGGCGTTCCCCTGATCGTTTTTGAAGAAGCGACTGAGCATGTCTACTTGCCCGAGATACCCCAAGGCTTCCGAGGACGTGCCTAACTCGATGTAATCATTCGGCGCGGCCGTCGCGGTACAGAGCAAGCGATAAGGGACCTTCCGCATGAAGGCGGTGATCTCCGCCCGGCGTTTCCCGTCGAAGCTTTTTAGGATACTTGATTCATCGCACACGACACCTGCGAAGTCGCCCGGCATGAAGTGGTGGAGGCGTTCATAATTCGTGACGGTGATCGGTGCGCGGCAAACCCCTTGCAGTGAGCGGGCCGCCTCAATGGAAAACTTCACGGCCTCTTCCAAGGTCTGTGAGGATACCGCCAGTGGAGTGAGCACCAGCACCTTGCGATTCGTTTTCCGCACGACGTTCTGCGCCCAGACTAATTGCATGGGTGTCTTGCCCAGCCCGCAGTCCGCGAAGATCGCCGCCCGGCCTTGGCACAAGGCCCAATCCACCAACGCCGCCTGAAAGTCAAACAGGAATCCCGGCAGCCAGAGCGGCGTGAAGCCGCTTCCTCCGTCAAGTTGCGACTTGCGGGCCAAAAACGCGGTGTATCCCTCGCTCACCCCGTCCTCCGGTTGGCGCGGTCGGCCCGGTACGCCAGAGCGAACCGGCGGGCGTGCTGGGGTTGTTGCCCTGTCCGGCGCTCCCCCAACCTGAAGTGGCTGGATGGGTTCACCTCCCAGCACGCCCGCCTCTTCATGGCTTGTTTTTCCATTTCCTTCGACATTCCCTACATTCACGCCAGCCGCGTGCGCTATAGGTGTTCTCTGGTATCATGAGATGCAGACCAGCCCGACATTTATCAGCTGGGCCGTATGCACGAGCGATGTTCGTGGCGATGGTTACAGGGTCTAGATGCCACGGGTTGAGACATTTCGAGTTGCGGCATAGGTGGTCTAATGTCAGGGTCTCGGGAATCGGGCCCCGCATCAACGCATAGGATAGGCGATGGGCGGCGTGCTTTCGCCCATTTAGGCGAACTTCCCCATAGCCTTTGCGGCATGAGCCGACCCAGTCCCAACAGCCATTTTCCTGCACCACATAGCCGATTTGGCTGGTCGCCTTTGGCCAATTGACGAAGACGCCCAGCATTATGCCGCTCCCCACCGATGAAGTTCGATGATGGAGTGCATCCCCAGCACGCCGCCGATCATGCCGCACCAAGCGGTGCCTTCGTCACACCCGCTTCCTTTTCCCCTGCCGCTTCGTTGGCGATCCATGACACGATCTCTTCCGCCTGCATGAGTTCCTGCATGGAGCGGCGGGGACTCTTCAACCACTCGTTCACCGTCGTCTCCTCATCGAGTTTTAGGTCGGTGCGGAGCTGCCCCTGCCAACGGTCCTTGCGGAAACAGGGGGCCTTGAGGGCCATGGTGAGCCGCATCCGAATCGGCAGCGTGTCGTCCACGCTCGGCGGGGGCTCCGCCGTCTCCGGGGAAGTGGGGGCCGCTTCTGTCTCTATGATCTGGCCCTTGATGACCGGCGTCCCGCCCATCTCTTCCGGATCGTACATCCCGGCACAGGGCTCGAAGCCCGCCGACTTCAGGGCCGCCGTGATGACGCGGGAGCGGAGCATCGCCTTGGGGTACTGCGTCCAGACTTGGTTCCGGGTGAGGTTCGCCCGCTTCGCGTCCTCCATGCTGAACGTCTCGACGTGCGGGGCACTCAACCATGGGGCACTGAGTTCCAGCTTCGCCCGCTCGGGCGTGAGTTCCACAAAGCGCGACTTCCCACCACTTCGGTGAAACAAGCCGAGCTGGAGATCGGCGGCTAGGACGGGCTTCCCGTTAATGATCGAGACGGAGCGTAGGGACTGCATCGGCCCAATGCCCAATTCCCGCCCTGTCAGGATGATCGCCACCGCTTTCGCCGCCGTATTCACCTCACGCGGCAGAAAGCCGGTGCGTACTAGTTCATTGGCGAGCAACATGAGATCGGTGAATGTGGCCTCGGGGCGTAAGGCGGCCTCGCTCGGCTCACGCACGGTTACGGCTTTCGGTTCCGTCATCGCTTCCTGCCTTTCGTCCCACGGTTCGCATCCCGTCCACTCTCGGGCCGCTCGGGCCTCGGCGTCCTGTCGGCTCTCACGACGCAGCGCGAGCAATGGCCTCACCGCCACCAGAGCCACCACGCCACCAAGGCGATGGCCCCCGCCGCAAGGACGATCTGGGCCACTT